AGAGAAATTAAAAGTATCAGAACTATTCTATTCGGCACAAGGCGAAGGTCGCTTTATTGGTGTACCCAGTGTGTTTTTACGCACATTTGGATGTAACTTTACCTGTGCAGGTTTCGGGTGCCGGCCTGGTGAGAAAAGCACCGAAGCAGATGAAGTTGCCAAGAACGTACACTTGTACAAAACATTTGAAGAGCTGCCGCTTGTAAACACTGGTTGCGACAGCTATGCAAGTTGGCATCCTGACTTCAAAGAACTCAGCCCTACATATGAGATTGATGAACTAGTAAACAAAATGCTAGACTTGATTCCTGACCGTCGTTGGACCAATCGCACAGGCAATGACACACATCTTGTGATCACAGGTGGTGAGCCATTGCTGGGATGGCAACGTACATATCAAGACTTGTTTGATCATGACGATATGCGTGGCATTAAGAATGTTACATTTGAGACCAATGGTACTCAAAAGTTACAGCCCAAGTTTAGAGAATATCTTAACACATGGCTTGCTGGACACAATGAACTTACATTCTCTGTCAGTCCCAAACTCAGTGCCAGTGGAGAAGCATGGGCAGAGGCAATTAAACCCGAGATTGTTGCAGACTATCAAAACTTTGGTACTGTGTATCTTAAGTTTGTGATTGACAGCGAAGTACACTTTGAAGAAGTAGATCGTGCTGTGGCTGCTTATCGTGCCGCAGGATTTGAAGGTGTGGTATATGTTATGCCACAAGGTGGTGTTGTTGCTCCATATGCAGAGAATCGTGTGAATGTTGCAGACTGGGCACTTGTGCGTGGATACTACTATACTCCAAGATTGCATGTGGATCTTTGGGGCAATGGATGGGGAAAATAAAAGGAAATTAATGAGTTATCTATTTACAAGTGAAAGTGTATCCGAAGGACATCCGGATAAAATTGCAGATGCTATTAGCGATGCTGTTCTGGACTTGGTAATGTCCAAGGAAAATCCTGCACTACGCTGTGCTTGTGAAACACTAGTGACTACCAATCGTGTTGTGGTTGCTGGCGAATACAAAGGCATCTTACATGCCGAAGAAGTTGAATCAGCAGTACGCAGAGTTATCAAAGACGTTGGATACGAACAGTCTGGGTTTGATTGGCGCACTGTTGAGATCACCAATTTGTTACATGGGCAAAGTGTAGACATTGCACTGGGCACAGACACATTTGGTGCCGGAGATCAGGGACTGATGTTTGGATATGCTTGTAACGAAACCGATACACACATGCCCAGTGCCATTTATTGGAGCCATCGTATTGTGGAAGAACTTGCACGACAACGCAAGGAACTGGGCATTGAATGGCTAGGCCCAGATGCCAAGAGCCAAGTGACATTTGAGTACAATGATGCTGGCACACCCAAACGCATCGCTAAAGTTGTTTGTTCTACACAACATAGCGATGAAATTGAAACAGCGTTACTCCGCAACAAAGTAGAATCGATTATCCGTAATATTCTTCCTAAAAATTATATTGATAATCAAACTGAATTTTATATTAACCCCACTGGTAGATTTGTCGTTGGTGGCCCCGATGGTGATACTGGGCTTACTGGCCGCAAGATTATTGTTGACACGTATGGCGGGTATAGTCCTCATGGTGGCGGGGCTTTCTCGGGAAAAGATCCCACTAAGGTTGATCGCAGTGCTGCCTACTTGACACGCTGGATTGCCAAGAACATTGTGGCCAGTGGTCGAGCAGATTGGGCAACTGTGCAGATCAGTTATGCCATTGGCATGGCACAGCCCATGAGCTTTTACGTTGAAACAGACCACAAACCACAAAGTCGTGAATTGACCAAGTGGGTGCAAGACAACGTTGACCTAACACCTCGAGGCATTATTGAACGGTTTGATCTCTTCCGTCCTATCTACAGTAGCACAACCAACTACGGACACTTTGGCAAAGACTATTTGCCTTGGGAAACTGTGGATTTATTCTAAGGAAACTATATGGGATTTTTTGATAGATTTAAAAAGAAACCTGAACCCAAAGTCAAGGCTGAGCCCAAGCCCAAGGTACCAGTAAAAACTGAAAAAGAAATTGCCACAGAAAAAGGCGAGCCATATGTGGCAATTCTCAGCATGCAAGTGGATCCTGAGAACATGCATCAAGGTGCATTTGAACTGGACTGGAATGATAAGTTTGTTGCCAATTTGATTCGTGCCGGATATCAAGGCAAACCTGACGACAAAGATTCAGATATTGTTGATCGGTGGTTCCAGAATGTTTGTCGTCATGTTGTGATGGAAACATGGGAACAAGAAATGGCAAACAATCCCAATCGTGTGGTGAAAAGTCGCGACATAGGGGATGGCCGATCCGAAGTGTCATAATGCTAATATATTTCAACGGTGATAGCAATGTAGCTGGCACAGAGTTGCCGGAGTCTACTCACGGAATGGCACCTAAGTTGGCCGAAAAATTCAACGGGCAATACAAAACAAAATTTATCAATGATGCAACACCGGGTGCAAGCAATGATTTAATTTACGAACAAACACTGGATTTTTTAAACAATCCCAGCAGTCCAAAACCTGACTTGGTAGTGATTGGATGGACACAGTTTAGTCGAGTGCAATGGTTTTTAGTGGACGAGTGGGGCAAGGGACGATTTTGGGAAATAAATCAAATTGGAGTAGGTATTCCTGTTCCTGAAGAATACAACGATCGATATAAACATTATGTTGAAAATGTGCAACGCGATGGGCACTGGCGTTTGGTGCAAGGTGCATATTGGCACAATAAAATTTTTAACATACACAAGCTGTTAGAGTACAAAAAAATTCCGCATTTGTTTTTCAATGCGTTTGACGAGTTTATTTTACCAGTCGAAGTGACCCAACTTGACTGGAACAATGTATTTTTAACACCGTACTCTAAAGAATTAATCTACACTGAATGGTGCCATCACCAAGGTTATAAAGAAATAACTCCAGGGTGGCAACACTACGAAAGTGCGGCTCATACTCAGTGGGCAAATGTCATGCATGACCATATTACAAAACACAACATTGTATGATTCTTTATGTAAACGGTGATAGCCACACTGCGGCTGCCGAAGCAGTTAATCCGCATGCATTTGCCATGGACGATGGACAGTTGTTTTACATGGGTCGTGCTCCGCATCCAGAAAACTTAGCAGTGAGTTGGGGCAGGCGATTAAGCGATGCACTACGAGCCAGTTTTCACTGTGATGCTGAAAGTGCCAGTAGTAACACTAGAATTTTACGCACAACCAGAGATTGGTTAAAAAAAATACATCATGTCGAAGAAGTGCTAATGGTAATACAATGGAGCACCTGGGAACGAGAAGAGTGGCTGATTGATGGGGTGTATTATCAAATTGGTGCCAGTGGCCAGGATGATGTCCCCGACGAGCATAAACAACGCTACAAAGAGTTTGTGGTTGGAGTAGATTGGAAAGAAAAGACCCAACAAGCGCACGATGAAATTTGGCAGTTACATACCGAACTAAACAAACTGGGCGTTAATCATATCTTCTTCAATGGTAATAATGATTTTAGTAGCATTAAGAAATCAAAAAAATGGGGCAACAGTTATATTGACCCATACAACTCAGAAGGCACATACAATGCTCGAATCAGAGCCGCTGGAATAGAAACAGTTGCACCCAATTCTTGGCATTTTGGCAAGGATGGCCATAGCTTTTGGAATCGTTTTATGTTACAATATATCAATACCCACAACAAAGTCTAAGGTTCTCTATGCGTTATGTGTTAATTGACACAGCTAATATGTTTTTTCGTGCAAGGCACACTGCATTTCGTGCGTCAGATCCATGGGAAAAAGTTGGAGTAGCACTGCACACAACGCTGATGAGTGCCAACAAGGTTGTTAAACGTTTTGAAGCAGACCATGTTGTTTTTGCACTGGAGGGACGTAGCTGGCGCAAAGATCACTACAAACCCTACAAAGCAAACCGTGCTGTAGCCCGTGCCGCGCTTACAGAAACAGAAGCAGAAGAAGATAAAATGTTCTGGGAAACGTATGATAATTTGACTAAATACTTGTCAGAAAGAACCAATTGCAGTGTGATTCGATGTCCCACTGCAGAGGGCGATGACATTATTGCCCGCTGGATTGCTCTACATCCCCAAGACGAACACATTGTGATCAGTAGCGACACAGATTTTGTGCAGTTGCTGGCCGCAAACGTAAAACAATACAATGGTATCACAGACGAACTTATCACCACCGAAGGCATCTATGATGCCAAAGGTCGACCTGTAGTTGATAAGAAGACCAAGGAACCCAAACAGATTCCTGATCCTGCATGGTTGTTGTTCGAAAAATGTATGCGTGGCGATACCAGCGACAATGTGTTTAGTGCATTTCCTGGTGTGCGAACAAAAGGCACCAAGAACAAGGTGGGTCTACAAGAAGCATTTGCAGACCGTACAACCAAAGGCTACAACTGGAACAACATGATGTTGCAAAGATGGACCGACCATAACGGTGAAGAACACCGTGTGTTGGATGACTATGAACGCAATCGTCAGTTGATTGATCTTACACATCAACCACAGGCAGTAAAAGACACAGTGGATCTTGCTATCATTGAACAGATCTCGCACAAGGATATCGGACAGGTGGGCGTAAGGTTTATGCAATTTTGCGGCAAGTATGATCTAGTACGGTGTAGTGAAAATGCTGAAGGGTTTGGCCGTTGGTTAAATGAAACATACAAAGGAGTTTTAAATGTTAGTAGCTAAAGTCGTAGCAGACAAACAGTTTTGGATCTTACAAGAAGATGATCGCAAAGTTGGCAACATCGAAGCATGGAATGGCGGATATCAAGTTCGTATCAACAATCAAGTAAAGCAATTTAAAACAATCAAACTTGCAGCCAAAGAATCAAACATTGTATTTGCCAAAGAAGAAACAACATCCAAACCTGACAATACCGTGGTACACGGGTATCCGGTAGCAGGTCGTTGTTATAATCCTGTGTGGGACGTGGTGCATCACTTGCCAATTTATACCAAGACTGCCAAAAGCAAAAGTTGGTTTGCCGCAGGATGGTATTCTATCAAGCGTGGACGAAATTGGAAGATCATTCAGGATCCCAAACTGATTGCACTACAACGCTATCCTTACCAAGGCCCGTTTAAGAACAAAGAACAAGTGACACTATGACAAATCCATTCCGAGATCAAGAAAAGTTCATGAAGGCCTGTGACCAAAAGGTTGATGCCTACTCTATTTCACAATATAAAATGTATTTGAGTCTAATAGACGAAGAGCATCGAGAACTGCAAGAAGCAGTTGAAGCCGATGACTTGACTGAACAACTGGATGCGCTGATCGATATATTGGTTGTTACAATTGGTGCCATTCATTCAGCAGGATTTGATGCCGAGGGTGCCTGGAAAGAAGTTATGGCAACCAACTTTGCCAAGATTGATCACGAAACAGGCCGGGTGCGTAAACGCGAAGATGGTAAAGTGCTCAAGCCAGTGGGATGGACTCCGCCAGACTTAAAAGGATACTTGACAAGATGATACACATACAAAAATTTATTGAACGCCTTCAAGGCTTTGAAGCACGTGGTGCCAGAGACTTTACCATGCCCATTAAAGATGCCAAGGACCTGCATGCTGACCTTACCAGGCTGTTGATCGCACTACAGGCTGCAAGAGAATCTGCTGTAAATGCCGCACAAGAAAGCGAAATCACAGTGGAAATGAAGGGCGGAGCATTTTAAAAAGTCCCTATATTTGTCATAAATAAATGTAGGAGTTTAATGAATGTCAAGACCAAAACCCAAAGTTATTCTAGAACTGACAAACAAAACCACGTACAAAACTGAACAGGTTTTATCGTCAGCAGGAGTGTGGGCTGTGTTCTACAACAACTCTCCTATCAATCTCAAAACCAGCAACATGTTAGTGCAACACCCTGGGCCCAAGTACAAGAAAGTCAGTTTCTCCAATCCCGGCCATGCACACAATCTTTCAAAGAAACTAAACGCACAGTTCAAGACCGACAAGTTCACTGTGGTATTGTTGACCCAGGGCGACACAGTTCAGCCCAGTGGTGCGTGATAAACTAAAATTAACCCAAGCACTGGTGGCCAATCTGCCAGAAGAATTTGCCGAGCCCGTTGAAGTTGCTGTTAAGACTTGGTGGGCAAACATTCGCAAGACTGGTGGCCTGCGTCTTACCGAACATGGATTTTATGTATTCAGTCGTGTGTTAGATCTGGCACATTATGAACTAGAAATTAAACCAACACCGGGCAACCGACGCATTGTGTTAACTCTTGACCGTAAACTGCAAAGTCCGTATTACATTAGAATAGACAAACGTATTCCAACCGGTGTTTATATGTTTGGCAGTCGTGAAGCAGTCATGGCACAACTGTATGGTGATTTAGAAAAGTTCCTGCGCAACTATTGACTGCAACTCTGGTCGCTGTCGGGCTTTTTCTAACACATCTTTTAAAAACACATTTTGTTGCAACAGATCATAATTGTGCTGTAGACGTACTAAATTAAGACTGCGGTGTGCCAGATCAAAGTTGGTCAGCAATCCAAGATTAAGTTCCACTGCAAGATCACATCTGCGACCAGGATCCAACTCTGTTTGGTAACTGTGATCAACAACATCATCAAACACATCAAATCCCATGCTGGCCATATAATCTGCTATGCGCCAACCGCCGACCCACATTGGAATAGTTCCTGCGTATAATGCCATCAGTGTCTTTTCTGTTACTATGGTTTCTTTTTCATAATACGCAGGTTCAGTTATTAAAGAAATACAAGTGGGTTCAAACACTGTTTTCTGCAACAATTTATTATAGGTGTGTGCATTTTTAAATGAACCGTTACGAACTCCTTGGTCCATCGCAACTTCGGGGCCAAAGACATAGTTGGTTACAGGTATGGTATTAATGTCATTTGTTTTCCACGCAAGAGAATGACAATAATTGGTTAATTTATGTTGTTCGATTAATGCCAACAATCGACGTCTGTTGGATCTGGGTTTGTTGATCATAAAGTTGAATGTAGCTGTTTTACGGCTCCAATCTGGTTGTATGTCTTGATGTATAAATTCTTTATTTTCTCGGGCCAAAAACATAGGTAAACAAACATACGGATATTCAGTTAATCCTTCTTGTACTGTCACATGATCAAATACCAACAGATGCTGTTGCGGATCACATGAACTGTTTTCCAATAATTTTTCCACATGATAACAGTGTTCGTCGGGACTATAGTGGTGGTCACGAACCAAAATAATTTCGGGGCTGGACAGAATCTCGCCAGAGTAGGTGTAAGTAGGACCGTGTATTTCAATCATGGCCTGTATTTACAAGTAAATATTAACATGACAGATATAATAAAAACAGCACTTGGATCAACATACTGTATGTTTTATCATCCAGCATTTCCCATTGCACAACTAACTCCGGTACAGACACTCGAAGGATCTTGTTCTGTGGTAAATCAAGCATTAGATTTGTATGGCACTGATTTGTTGTCTTGGCCGGCGGGACTGCAAAACGAAATTGCAAAATTACTGCGGGTCAACTATTTTTATCAAAATTTACACAAAGAGCCCATACGAAAGCCCTTGTTGATACACCAACAACATGAACAGTACGTAGTTGATTGTGGCGACACACGACTGATGACACTGCAACTAAATCCCAAAATATCCACAGTCAGTGTTGTTATAACATGCACAGCATCGAACGCTGTACAATACAACACTTGGCAGCAAATTAACAACGATCAAGACTTGATAAGACTGACCCAATTTGATGCCAACAACACAACAATATTAGTTACTGCCACACAGTTTGGTGCTGACTACGGACTTGAGTGGTTAGAAATTGGCGATCAAAGCACCGGCCACCATCTGCACAGTAGTGATCTCAGACTGACAATGATGCAAAATTATCTTGACGCACAAGTTAAGAATTTTAAATTTGATACTGAATGGGCCCGATCGCCTGTGGATTGGTTAGCGTTTGTGTAAGTATGCTGATCCACTGAGCAAAGTCATTGGGCCACCGAGCAGCCATTACGGCCAATACAGTTTGATTGTGTGTGGCAGCACGTTGACATCTGTCTTGTAGCAGAGCTAGATCTTGAGACTTCAATGATTTAATAGTTTCAAGGCTTTTCCATACAAATATGCGTTGCTTCTCTTGCACTTCTATTAGTCTATCGTAATGGTTGTGGTCTATTAGATCTGACACAGTATCAAATCCCAAGCTAGTTAAATAGGCCACTGTGTATCGACCCGACGACACGGTCCACGGAGCAGGTGTTACTAATGCTCTGAATATTTTTTCACTCAGTGATATGTTGTTGTCACTGCTGTAGGTTTCGGCCACAATGTTAACATATGACCGATTAAAAATTTCATCATGTTCTATTTCATAATTGCGCACAGGCATTTGTGCTGTTAGCAATTCATAACTTTTTTGATATTTTGATTTGTCTTCGTTGCTGGTCTGGTTCCAATGGT